GCTCTCGTCCACTTTTGGATTGGTCCTTGACACGTTGTCCACAGCGTCCTTGACCAGTTCAGGTTTTGATTCTGCTATCTCTTTTAGTTTCTGTAATACGTCGATCATTTCCATGGCTTATTTCCTTTTTGGGTCTGGGTGTGGGTTTGATGCTTTTGACAGAGGACTTGGTGTTCCTTTTTCTTCTCTGTCCTGTAATTCTTTTTCTTTTTTATTGGCGCTATCTTCTTCAGCGTGTGTTATAGCATTCCTGTCTTTCAGTAATTCTTTCAACAGGCTCATGTTGGCCTTGGTGCTGTGGAAATCTTCTGGATTAATTTTTGCCATGTCCGAATACTCAATGTCATGCAGTTTGTTCCTGTATTCTGACTTCTTGGCCACATCCATCTGCGTTTGGTATTCCTCACTTGGCTCATTGGGTTTCCTCACCACGATGTGTGTCGCTGGGATCCTCATTATGTCCGAAAGGTATTCCTTCATCTCTCTGCTCGTGGTTGGATAGTTCGTCGTCACGTCAAATATCGTCACTTGTTCGTTGCTCAGCATAGGGAAATCAAGTGGTTGCGTCATTATGGGTGTGGTCTTGCCTGCTGACATGTTGGCAAGATCGAATTTTTGCAGTGCTGTTTCCAAGGCATTTTTATCAATGTCTTTGGATGCGCCCACGATCTTAATTTTATAGTCATACGACTTGGTTGATTCTGCTAGGTACTGTGTGAATGTGCTCATACCTAATATTTAGTCTTTTTTGAGCAGTTTCTTCATTAATTCGTTACGGTCTGATATGACGAATCCGTCGCTTTCTTCCACCGGACCGCCGTCCTTGTTGCCGTCCTTGTCCAGTTTCATCTTCTTGAGCTGTAGTTCCACCATTTTCAGCTTCTTGTCTATCTTGCTACCCTTGGCGTCTATGGCGTTGCGCAGGAAGTTGCCTGCCACTTCAAATATACGTCCGGAATAACGCGAGTCCACGTTCATGCCCAGATCCATTAGATTCTTGTAGCTCTCTTCTGCTTCTATGGCCAGTTTGTCCAGTTCTAGGTCTGATAGTTCCCCTAGTCCTTTGACCTGTGGCAATGCGGCCGCAATCTTGTCAAACTCCGCGTAGCTCTTCTCTAGGTTCTTCTTGGTCTGTGGATCCAGGTTGTTGCCAGTGGTTCCACCGTTGGCAGTTTCCTTCAGTTTCTTGTCCTTTTCCTTCTTGTCGACTTCCTTGAATGCTTCCTTGACGTTTGGTAAATTCAAAATGTCTTCCAGTTTCTTTGTCATCGTCGTATTTACTTACGTTTACCGTTGTGGAACAACTGTTCTTCTGACACCACCCTGAACTTGATCCTCCTCTGCTTGGCGTATGCTGAGGCGGCCTCCCACTTGGCCATGTTGATCACCACCTGTTTCTTCTTGGCCTGGCTACGTCCCGCTGACTCCATTGTGGTCTGACTCATGGGTTTGACCTCCACCATCTCTGCGTGTTTGCGACCTTCCTTGTCTTGGTAAACTATGAAGAAGTCTGGCACGTACACTGTGTACTTGCCCGTGAATGGATGCCTGTAAGGTATCTTGATCGATTCGCTGGCCCATTGGTACACGTTGGGGTGTTCGTCGCACAATCTCATAAAGGCGTGTTCCCAACTTGAACGATATGTGGGTGTCTTTGTGCCTACATATTTTTCTTGGTTTTTAGGAGTAAATTTCCCTCTAGCAAATCTTGGTAACATTTAATTAATCTATGGAAGTATTGTTGATCCGTCGTCGGCTAAAGTGACAGGACTGTTATCTATGATGTTTCTAGATACAGTCTCTTTTGTGGTCAGTGTTTTCCTCACACCCAACCTACTTGACTTGTATCTGTTGGCGTTTAGTATTATTGTTATCAGTTCAGACAACAGCGCCGGTGTGGCATATGTCAGTTGATCTAGAATCTGTTGAGGTTTGATGTTGTCGATTTTTGCTTGTGACAGTATGGCGTATGCCGTTGACTCCGCCGCCGTCCTCGAGAAACCTCGTTTGACGAAGAACGCTATGGTGCTGTCGTACTCGCCCACGTTGAATTGGTATTCCGTCTCGTAGTTGGACGTGGTCAGTTTCTCTATGGTCTTGTCTAGATCGTCTTTGTCCTTGGGTGGTAGGTTTGTGTAGAATTCTGCCATTAGATGTTGTTCCTTTCCGTTACTACTTCAACATCTTGTGTCTGTCGATCAATTTTTATGTATCCTTCCGTCACAAGTTTCCTCACATCTGTGATCACTTTGTTGGTGTAGACGTTTTTGATGTTGGCGGAAGATCCGGTGTATTCCACATCAGATTCTGCCACAGTCAAGCCTTTACGAGATCCTATGTCCTTGTAGTAGATCCCGGCCGCGATCTGGTCTCTGACGTTGGTGTCATTGGATACTAGATTGAATGATTCGTCTGCCGTAAGGAAGTTCACTGTGTCAAACGTTGGGCTTGTGATCACAGTCGTGTTGGCTTTGTTTTTCGCGTCTGCTGTGCCTTTCGCTGATGCCAATGCCACGCCCGCCGCCACTGCTCCAACGGAGAACTGTGTGATGGGATTGTTTATGGTTCCCGCTTGTTTGCCCACATCGAGGATACCTTTCTTGGCTATGCCTTTCAGTTCCGCTTTGACATCTTTCTTCTTGATCTTCTTGGCATTGTTGTATGTGTTTGATGCTGACAGTATGGCTCCCAGTATGTTACCCGTTCGGACATTCTTTATAACCGATCCTATGCCGTCTACCACACCGCCTGGTCCGAAAATGCTGTTGGTACCACCTCCCAATACACTCAGAGGCGAAGGTGAGTTGTCATAATGCACTGTGGCGAAGCCTTTTATGTCTCCCTTGTTCACTGTTCCAGTACCGTATATGACCGTCTCATACAAAATCTGCATGGTGTTTGACATCACTCCTGCACCGTCCGCCTGGTCCAGCGTGTCATGGCTGAATGATCCTATGACAGGATTGACCAATGTCATGGAAGTGAATCTCTGTTTGTGCAGGACAAATATTGTTATACCTTTTAGATATGGTTTCTTCGTCTGCTTGGGTGTGTCGAGACCAAATTTTGTTATGTTTTTCCTATCTATGCTGTCGTAATAATCGTCCTTCGTTTTGGATAGTGCGAGGTCAGATTGATGCGCGACGGGATCGGCGATGTTGTACTCGTAGTACTTCTTCCAGAACGCATTCACCGTGTCGGCGTGATCGTCGTGGAATGTTATGTTAACCGGTTCATAAGCGATACGTGTAGTCGTGTACATCTTCTTGTTGTACTGTGTCTTCTCCTCCATGCTCATGTTGTATCTGGGTAGGTCGCAACTCTTGACCAACATGTTGAGACCATACCTCTCATTGGGTGCGAACGCAGTCTCGGCCACGGTTTCATCGAGGTCAAACACCACGTGGAACAGGAACTTCTGCTTTGGCATCAACTTGTAGTTGTCGTCTATATACAGTCTCGATGCGTGTTGGTAGTCCTTCATCCCGGGTAAACCGTCCTGGAAACCTTTAAGGAAATTGTTAATGCTTGGCATATGCGTATTTATGGCCACAAAAAAAGCGCCATATAAAGGCGCTTTTGATGTTTATAATTGCTTGTTTGATTCTTACTGTCCGCCACCAGTACTTAGAGTACCGATAGTTCTCGCGACTGCCGTGCCAATTCCAGTTCCCTGAGGAGTTTGTACACAGTTGTCGTATCTGATTGACATGGTTATGGTTGCCGCTTCTGACGTGTTGTATGCCAGGGTGTTGTAGTTCACGTTCTCAACGTATGCACCATACAACTCAAATGTTTCTAACACGTTTGGTGCGCTCGCTCCATTACCACCGTCCAGCATCTCGATCCTAGTTGTGAACTTGTAGTCGATTCCTGATGCCGCACTTGACTGTTCGAAGAAGTCGAACTGTTTCTGGATCTGCTCACCGACCAGTTTTGTAACTGAGTTGTTGACATCATCTCTTAGAGTGATTGTGATCGGTTCCCAGGTGTGTTTGCCCGCTACGTATACCCTTGAGTTGTACACGTCTAGTGTAACGTTGTCAAAGGTAAGGTTGGGTCTCGTGATGTCCACTACCTGTTTTGTTAGTTCTGATCTCGGTGTTGATACTCCAAAATTCTCCAGGATCGCTCTGAAACGATACTGTAGTTTTGGCATCAATAAACCCTGTGATGCTGAACTCTGATCGTTTGCTAAAGGTACTGTGAATTTTGATAAAGTTGATATTGCCATCTGTTTCTCCTATTTATTCAAAATTAGTTCCCCAATTTTGCGATTTCTCCTGTGTTTTTGATTCTCAACGGTATGTAGATAAACTCAACCGACTTCACTGGTTCGATCGCTATGTCCACGTACAGTTCGTTCCTGTCGATCCTCGTAGGTGTGTTGTTTGTATCATCACATACTACTAGGAAGTCGTATAACGCTCTCTGACCAACTAGCTCTAACAAGAATGATTCGATCGCGCCTTTGATCTCGTTCCTTGTCAGCTCATCATTTGGTTCAAATATGAAAGGTTTGGCTATTGCATCCAGTTGTGATCTCAGATACACTGCCAATCTTGAAACGTTGATCCTGTCCAATGCTGAACTCGCCGATGTCTTGGTCAAGTTACCAAAGTTCACGATACCAGCACCTGAGAAGAAAGTTATTGGATTAACTTTTACTTCGTGCATACTATCTCTCACTGACTCCGTAACAGATATTGTTTGGAATTCACCACTTGCTGAGTCAATGTAACCTACTGAAGTTGCATTGTCCACAACACCTCTTCTAGTTCCTGATGGTGCGAACCATGGGAAAGCGATGTTGTCGTTGTTGGCCAGTGTCCTCATCATCATGTGTGATGCTGGAACAACGATTGATTTGCCTGTGTTGTCTGTGGTTAGACCTGATGGGTAAAACACACCAAGGTAATCACTTGAACTTACAAGTCCAACCTCGCCGTTGTCCAGTGCTGATGCTGTGTTGTTTGCCCAGTTCTGTATCGCTGTGGATGTGCCCGCTAATCTTAGAGGTGTGTCGCCTATCACGAACGCAGTGTTGTTCCTGTCTGTGTTCAGGTTGATCATGTTCTGTATAACTTCTGGATATCCAGGACAAGCGATCACGTTGTAACCTCTTTGGTCTTCCCTGATTGCTTGGTTAGTGTCTATCTCAGATTTCAATTGCTCAACGATCACTTTTCTCTGTGCTTTTCTTCCGAAAGAACCAGAACCGTCCGCATTGTTGCTGGATTTGGTCACCCATCTGTCTGGGTAGTATGTTGACACAGATTCATTGCTGTATCTGATGTTACCCAAACCAGTTGATCCGCTTCCTGGGTACTTGGTCGTTGTGATGTAACTGTTCTTGTACTCCTTGACGTTGTAACCAGATCTCCTAGTGTTCCATAACAAGATACCCTGTGGGTAGTTGTCCGGGTTTGGAGCATCTGGATCTAGGAAATCATCGCTCAATAAGTTCTTGATTGTTGATGGTGTTCCCGCCGCGGTCGATGTGCCCGCCGCTTTGTCAGTTGAAGTGTGCCATCTGGCGTCCGCGAAAACTATACCGTCCTCTGTGGTCTGGTCCGCTTTATCAACTAGAACCCAAGCCGCGCCCGAAGTGGTGACTGCCACTTGGTTGGCTGTGTTGCTTGAACTCAGTGTCGCCGCTGTGTTGTATTTGTAAAGTTTTGGATAGTTCTCAAGGTCGCTTGTGTCAATCCATAAGTCATTGTCAACTAGAGCAGTACCATCTGACTGTGTGGTTGGTGCTGTCGCTGAGAACTGTGGACCATTTGGATCGGTCGAGCTGTAAACCTGAGCGTAGCCTTTCCATGTTGTTCCATTGTGCGTCATGATGTCCGCGACATCTATGTTAGAGTCATACCACAACGTGCCATCTGCTGGCTCATTTGTTGGTGAACTGGTTGAAGCGACGTAGCTCAATCTCTTCCAGTTACTAGCCACAACAGCAGTGTCCGCCGATGAATCTAATGATTCTCCTGTTGGAGCTTCGT